GCGCCACTCTGCCTCGGCAGATTGATGGGGCCAGAAAGACCGGTCAGGACGGTTGCGCCAGCACGATCCAGTGCGGATTGGTTCCGCAGCAGGTCGATGAAGTTCGCAGAATCAAGGGTCGTTTGAACAAGGTTGCCACCAGCGGTAGCAGTGCCGACGTTCAAATCACGGGTGAGAACATCAACCGGGATTGCGAAACCACGCTGACGACCGGACTTGGCGGCAGCAGCTTGAGAGGCTTCGATTTCAAAAGCAGCAGCTTCACGCAGAGCGTTATCTGCAGGGTTTGCCAAGTGGCGGATGGCCTTCAGGAACGAGAAGCTGCGAGCTTCCTGTTGAGACAGACCAATTTCAGCGGCCGACATAGTGACGGTTTCCTCTTTAACGTTGAGCTTGTCAAGCACGGCAGCGCGGGCCTCGTCGATAGAACGACCAGACTCGACAAGCTGACGGCCGAGTTCTTCCATACCGTGCTTAGCGGTGAGGGAAGTAATGCCAGCAATGCGGGAGCGCTCAGCCTCAGCGGCTTCGGCCCGCACCACTGCCAGATCAGGGGTGGTGTTTTCCATTGAAGGAATAATGGGATCGGGTGTAGGTGCTGCCGGAGCAGCCTCTTCAGTTTTGGAATCCAACGATCGCCCAAAGCCAACGGACGGATCCGCCGCAATTGCAACAACCGAGAGTTCCGTTGGGGACCATGAAGTAGCGACAAAATCGCCGCCTTCACGTTCCTCCATTTTGTTGATCGAGTAACCAAAACTCACATTCCGAAGAATGCCGTCTTGGACATCGCTCAAGACTTCCTGAGCGAACTCGTTGCGGCTGAACCGCACACGGGCATATCCACGGCGTTTTTTGCCATCGATATACGCACGCTCAACAACCCCAATGACACGATCAGGGTTGTGGTTGAACAACAGCGGAGCGCCGTCATTCAGGCGACTAAGGTCAGCCGCCTTTACCTCATGGCTGAGGATCTCGTTACCGAAGTAACGAGCAACGGGATATTCAGAGCTGAAAGGAAACTCGTAAGTCCGATCCTCAATCTCATCAAAACTTGTGTCTTCTGCGCGCTTGTAGCTTTTGCCCTCAAACCAACGCAGAGCTTCGATCTTGTCTAGTGCCGAGAAACGATGCGCCACGAGGACGTCTGTTTCTTCCCAGCCTTCCTCTTTTTCGGAATAAACCCGAATCAAGGCTGCTGGGTCTTCAGCGTCGCCATTGACCGTGAAGTCAGAGTCAGGGACGTTGATTTGCCCGTCGCGCTCGATCTCTTCAATGCGACCGCGTGCCGTGCCGCCACTTGAGCGCCAAGAAACAAAGTCCCCTGTAGTCAACTCATCAGGCGCAGCACGCTCTGCCAGTTGCTCTTGTGCGTCAACCTCTGGGCTTGCTAATTCCACGAGGGTTCTTTCTTCCAATACCTCGATTCTATCGGCCATCTTCCTCTTCCCCTTCAGCGTCTAAATCCTCCTCGTCGCTTATTGGCGATTCGGTGTCTTCAAAGGCCGGCTCAGCGCCAAGGCCAACGGCAGGCTGTGAACCTCCACCGCCATTGACCTCACTCGGATCGGTATCAAGAACAAGGCCCATTTCATCAGCCATTGCGAGTTCTTGCTGACGCATCACCAGAACGTCGTCAAGATCTCCACCCTGCTCTGCAATGACCTGACCCAAAGTCTTAAAGCCACATCGCACAGCGGTTTTGTATGCGGCAACTTCTTTTTGTGGATCAACCCATTCCCAGCTGCGCGGCACCCAACGGCTAGCGCGGTAGCGATCTGGGTTGCTTTCATAGCCAGGCAGATTCAAGGTGCCACTAAGAACTGCCATCTCAAGCCATTGCTCAAAGACAATTTGATGGAAGTTTTCAACCATGAAGCGCTGAAGCACGCGGTAGGTGTCGCGCTCTTCAAGCAGGCTCAGGCGGCTACTGCTGTAGTTGGCCTCACTGAAGTTTTTTGAAATCGACTCGAACGAAACCCCCACACCAGCTGCGACGGCGCGCAGCATGGAACGAGTGAAGGGCTCAAGCTGACCGTCCGGTGCATTTAGATCCGGGACAACAACATTTTCGCCGCTATTCAAATAGCGAAAGACTCCAGGCTGGAAGTCCTGAACACGCTCGCCTTCGTAGACCTCATCGCCTACCAGCTCACCCTCAGGCGACGTAATGAAGCCCATCAGAGCGCTGCTAGCGCGGGCTCGCACCACCTCTGCCTCTTCATAGCCCTGCAGCATGTGCAGACGAGTTAGCGCAGAAGCAAACCACGTCACCCCACGGGTTTGACTAGGGCGCTCAGGAATAAATAGGTGAATAACCTCAGAGGCCGGCACGCGGACACGACGACCGTTGCTTGGATGCCCGGCGTACACATCGCCCGGGTGGTTGGCGTAGAAGTGATAGGCCTGCGGACGCAGGTAGGTATCCACTTCGATCCCCATCCGAACCGTGTTGCCTTCTGCAGCACGCGGCTGGTCATCGTCGATCAGATAGTCAGATTCCAGCACCTGCAGCGCAAACGGAACGCGGCTGTCTCCAAAAGGACGCCGAATCATGCGGATAAATACTTCGCCCGACTCAGCCAAGCTGCGAACTAGCAGCCGCTCCATGTCGTGGAAGCCAAGAATCCCGCTGACGTCGCAGTTCTTTTTCTTAGTCCAACGCATCCATTCAGCATGGATTTGAGCGTTGACCGTTTCATCTAAACGCCCGCCGCGTTGCATCCGCACCTGCCCTTGGTGCTTGATGCCATGCCCGATAACGTTATTTTCGATCGCACGCAACGCCTGGCGAGCGTAGTCATTGTCTCGGCAAAGCTGGCGGGCGCGATTGCGCAGCGCCTTAAAGCTGCCCTTAATCTCAGAGTCAGCGCTGGTGCCAGTCGTCACCCAGTCGCTGGTTAAACGGTTGAACCTTGCGCCGGCATAGGCGCGGCGACGCTGCTTTGGGCCTTCAGGACGGAACAGCTCGCGGATAGCAGTACGAACGCCCATCAGAACCTCACGAAAACATTGAAGGGATTGCCAAGATTATTGGCAATCATTTCGGCCTTACGCTCGCGATTTCGCTCAGCTTTTAGCTTGGTCTCCATCGCCAGCAGATCCGGCAGATCGTATTTCTGCAGATTACGGTTGCCGATTGCATATGACTTAACAGCGCCTCCCTCAAGGATGGTGCGAATCGCCGCCTGCACAGCTGCCAAGTCTTTCTCAACCTGGGTTCGGCCGTCATAGGCGCCTGGCGTGCCGGTATATGTCAGCGCAGCTAAAACCTCAAGCCGCCCAGCGCCTAGCGTGATTGTGCTGCCACTCTTTGTCGCGACTGCGGTCCAATACCAATCGCCAGCATCAAACGCAGCCGAGTCAGTTGCGGAAATCGTAAATTCCCAATCCTGCGTCCCATACACAGAGCCGGCCACTGAATGGCCTTCTGATGCCGTATTAGTACGCAAGTAGTAGGTCAGCGTGTAGTCCCCACTGCCTACAACGTTCCCAAGATTGTCTTCGCCAGCGACATCACGCCATTGGATTGTGTCGCCCGCCCTGATCTTGCTTGGGATGTTCACGGCCTACCAATTGCGAACGAAACTGCTGGCCGCAGCTGGCGGCTTCTTTCTGGATTTTAGCGATGCCTTCTCGCCAGTCTCTAGTTCATGCCGCAGTTGCTCCCACATCGTCCCTGGGTTCATACGTCGGCTAATTAACTGCAGCGCGGCATACGAATAGCAAAGCGTGTCCAACGCCTCGTTTCGATCGCCTGCTTTTTTGACCCACTCGCGAATCGGAAAGCCTCGGTGGTATCTCAGCCGCGCTCGCTCGCTAGTTAGCTGACGGAAGTATTCATCATCAGCAGCCAAGCCGAAATTTAAGCTGCCGACGCCCTCGTTGTGACGCAAGCGGCCGAACAAGGTCGTTTTTATCGTATCTGTACCCAAAACAAATAAAGTCACCCCTTTCTTGATTGTTCGACCGCGCCAGTTCACGTCAACCTTGCTGCCCTTCCCGACTGCAGGACTATTGCGACGGTTTGAACCCTTGATCGGAACAACACCCTGCTTGATCCGTTCGCGAACGTAGTTGTACACCTCATGCGTTGCAAAGCCTGAGTCCACAGCCATCTGCTTGATCGTCAGTTCTTTGCCGCAGGCTGTCGGCCATTTAGTCGCGAGCACCTGATCCAATTGTTTCCAGACCTCAGGCTGCGTAGGTTCCCCCATGATTTCCTTGTGCCAAACAAGGAAGCCTGTCTCCCCTTCGCCCCATCCCATCACAGTGCAAGCGATTCTGTTTTCTTGCACGTCAACGCCGGCCGTCAGCAACACAACGCCATCAGGGCAGGTGCCAGGTTCGTAATTCAAACGCTTGGCCATTAGGCCATCGGCGTTGATCATTGCCGAATAATCTTCCTCCCAAACTTCCGACAAGCGAGTGTTGATCCATGACTTGAGCGCCGGTGCGTCTCCCTTGGCACGCAGAAAGTCATCCACCAGCTGCTCCCAACTACACCAGCCCAACGGGCTATAGAGCCCCGACAAGTGGAAGCCGGCAGTCTTGCCATCAAAAGGTGCGGTGTTTCGCCATTCACCGTCGGCCAACATCCGTGGCTTATGCACTTCATGAAAGCGCTCGCCGCAGTGCTCGCATTGATAGACCGCAGTTTCAGGTCTGTTGTCTTCCCATTTGATCTGTGGCCACTTCAACCACTCCATGACGCCACAGCAAGGCATTCGGACGAAATATCGCCGCTGGTCTGAGCGCGCATACTCAGCTTCTATGCGGCTGAAATCTTTGACGGTAGGCGTGCTGGTCAGCAAAATTTTGCGCCGCGCAAAGGTCGTGGTGCGTCGTTCTGCCAGCGATACTGGGTCGCCCTCGCCGTCAACGTCGGCAGGGAAGGCGTCGATCTCGTCGCAAAACAGGTAGCGGCAAGGTGCTGAACGCAAACCAGTTGCACTGTTTGCGCCAGTTATTAGCAAAATACCGCCGTCATATTCTTTTGAAAACATAGTATTGGAAGAGTCCCGAGCCCTTGCAGGAGCTATCTTCTCGGCCAAGCAAGGAGTATCAGTGATCATGCTCTCTAATCTTTGCTTGCTCAAGCGCTTAGCCATCTCAATTGTTGGCTGTACGCATAACAAAGGTCCAGGCGCGTGATCTATAACGTACCCTAAAAAGTTGCTGCCAAGTTCTGTCTTGCCTGTCTGTGCCGCAAACATCAT